AAGACCGACTACCAAGCCTTCAAAAAAGAAGTCTTAGCTGGTGCAGAACTGCAAGATGCCGATGGGAATGTGATGACGGATGCTGCGGAGTATGTAAGGACATTGCCGTGACAGAAGCAGAATTAAAACTCCTAAGCCACGAAGAAGTCTGTAAGGTTCGATACGAACAGATACACGCTAGACTAAAGAGACTAGAACAGATTCTGATTGGTACCGCTGGTTTTATCATTATAACATTATTGACTCTAGTGCTTAAATGAGACCAATATCTGTTGGTAGAAACTTAGTAGCTAACACCAAGACTACTTTGTACACAGTTCCTATTCAGAATATCGGTAAATGGAATCTGTTATACGCTGTAAACAATTCTTCTCAAGCAAAGAATTTTAGTGCATGGTGGTATGACTATAGCACCAATACTGAAATTGAAATTGTTAAGGATTATCCATTAACTGCTAAATCATTCTTAAAGTTAGATGGCGGAGCATATACTTTGCTAGAAGAAAGAGATGAGATTCGAGTCCAGTCTGAAACTGGTTCAACCGCATCTGTTGTTGTTACGATAGAGCAAGAGTATACATCTGTTAAACAACACGGAGGTTAATAATGCCACTCGCTAAAGGTAAGTCCCAGAAGACAATCAGTAAGAATATCTCTAAACTGGTTAAAGAAGGTCGTCCTCAGAAGCAGGCTGTAGCCATCGCATTATCAACCGCTAAAGTAGCTAAACCAAAGAAAAGGAAATAATATGCCAATGGTCAAAGACAAGAAGTTCCCCTATACAACTAAAGGTAAGAAGGAAGCAAAGACATACGCTAAGAAGACTGGTGCTAAAGTAAGCACTGCACCAAAGGCTAAACCTATGAAGAAGATGGGAGCTATGCGTGGCTACTAAGCCGGGTCTCTATGCCAATATCGCAGCCAAGCGTCGTCGTATCAAGGCTGGCTCAGGCGAGAAGATGCGTAAGGTAGGCAGCAAAGGCGCACCTTCGGCGCAGGACTTTAAAGACGCTGCTAAAACAGCTAAAAAGAAGAAATAATGCCTAAGAAGGAATACCAGAATCCTGAAGGTGGTTTAAACGCCAAAGGAAGGGCTTATTTCAAGCGAACTGAAGGAGCTAACCTAAAACCTCCAGTTTCGGCTAAAGCGGCTGCAAAGTCCCCTAAAGCAGCTAAAAGGCGTAAGTCTTTTTGTGCAAGGATGGGCGGTGTTAAAGGTCCAATGAAGGACGAAAAAGGTAGACCAACAAGAAAAGCATTAGCACTAAAGAAATGGGATTGCTAAATGGCAACTACAACATATTTACAAGCAGTCAATAGCGTTCTTCGTCGCTTACGAGAGAACGAAGTATCGACTGTTAATGAGACAGCTTATAGCAAGATGATTGGCGAATTAGTCAATGATGCTAAATCGTCTGTCGAAGCTGCTTATGGCTGGAATGCTCTGTCAGAAACTTTGACAGCAACCACTACTGTTGATATATTTAGTTATGTCTTAACTGGCTCTGGTGTGCGGTTTCGTGTCTTAAATGTCATTAACGACACCTCTGATACATTCTTACGATTAGCACCAGTGTCTTACATGACACAACAATTTTTACCTACGAGTCCACAAAAAGGCGCACCACAGTATTATAACTTTAATGGTCAAGATGCTAACGGAGACACTTTAGTTGATGTCTTTCCGATTCCTGATACTGCATATACCTTACGATTCAATGTTATATTGCCACAGCCAACACTAACATCTGACAATACGATTATTAAAGTACCTGCTGATATTGTTATTCTAAATGCCTATGCAAGAGCAGTAGTTGAGCGTGGCGAAGATGGCGGTCTTGCTTCTTCTGAAGCCTATGCTTTAGCTCGTAACTTAATGGCTGATTACATATCGCTAGAATCTAATCGTTATGTTGAAGACACTAATTGGGTTCCAAGTTGAGCAAGCAAATTGTTACATCTTCTATATCAGCACCGGGCTTTGCAGGACTAAATCTTCAGGATGCTCCTACTTCGCTAGAGGCTGGCTTTGCTCTTGAGGCAAACAACTGCATTATTGACAAGTTTGGTCGTATCGGTGCTAGAAAAGGATGGACTACATACCTCCCTACTAATGCTGATTTAGGCACTGCCACAGTTAAAACAATTGCGGAGATGCTATCGCCGACTACAAATAATAATCAGTTATTTGCTGCTGGTAACAATAAGTTATTCTTGTCTACTGGTTCTGCATTAGCACAGAAGTTAGTTCGTAATAGCGGTGACACAGCTAATGCAACTTACACCATTAACGACAGTCATTGGCAAGTAGCATCTTTACCAGATGTAACGAATGCTAGAGCAAGAGCTATCATTACTCAGGCAGACCATAAAGCACTGTATTTTAGTTATTCTGCAGTGACGAGTTCTTATGTGTTTAAGATACTTGCCGATGTAGCAACATTGCCTGTGAACCCAATTGCACACACAAGCAGCACTTTTACTCCGAATGTGTGTCTTGCCGCATACGGCAGAATCTGGACTGCAGACATTGCTGGAGATAGACAAACTGTTTACTTTAGCGATTTAACTGACCCATTAAACTTCCAAACAGGAACATCGGGTGCTTTAAATATTGCTGAAGTGGTTGGAGATGGCGACCCTATTGTTGCATTAGCGTCTCACAATGGTTTCTTGATTATATTCTGTGAAAACCATGTTGTTGTTTATAGTTCAGCGCAAGACCCTGCCAGTATGGCACTAGCTGACATTGTTAATGGTATTGGTTGTGTGTCTAGAGATTCCGTACAGAACACAGGAACTGATGTTGTCTTTTTATCAGCAACTGGTGTTAGAAGTTTTACAAGAACCATTCAAGAAAAATCCATGCCTATGCGTGATATTTCTAAGAATGTTCGAGATGAGTTATTAGAAAGTTTAACGAATACTTCAGATTTAAAGACTATTAAGTCGGGGTATTCCAGTATTGAAGCAGCATATATTCTGTCCTTTTCAGAAGATGATATTGCTTATTGTTTTGATATGAGAGGAGCATTACCAGATGGGTCTGCTAGAACAACAACTTGGACTAATATCACACCTACAGCGTTTTGCACAACTGCAAACAGACAATTTCTTATCGGGAAAGCGGGATATGTTGGGTTGTATAACGGATACAATGATAATGGCAGCACTTACCGCATGGTTTACTATTCCAGCTACTTTGACTTCCAGCAACCAACTGTATCCAAAATCCTAAAGAAAGTAGAAATGCTTGTCTTGGGCGCACAGAACCAAGATATTACCCTGAAGTGGGACTTTGATTTTAAGAAGTCATATCAGTCTTCTACCATTACTGTAGACCCAACAACGATTGCAGAGTATGGTATTGGAGAGTATAATATTGGTAACTATTCTGGTAGCATTATTATATTTAACTTAAACTTAAATGCTGGTGGCACAGGTAAAGTATTACAGTTCGGATTTGAAACAGATATTGATGATAATGCAGTGTCTATCCAAAAGGTAGATGTCTTTGTTAAAGGCGGGAAAACACTATGAGTAATTACACAAAAGCAACAGACTTCGCATCCAAAGATGCCCTAGCGTCTGGTAATCCATCTAAACTAGTTCGTGGCTCAGAGATTAATACTGAGTTTGCAGCGATTCAAACTGCAGTGAACAGTAAGGCTGATTTAGCGTCTCCAACCTTTACTGGTACGCTAACGGCTGTTACAGTAGCTGTTACAGGTAATCAGACCATTGCAGGTACATTAAATGTTACAGGCGCATTAACTGCTGCTTCAGTGGATGGCGGTACATTCTAATCATGGCACAGATTATCGACAAACAGATGTCTGCTACGGAGATTATCCGTAAAGACCTAGAGCGTGGTGGTCTAAGCAAACAAGAAGAGAAGTTCTTCAAGAGCTTAGCCATTATGATTCAACAAAACAAAGCTGTTGTTGTACGACACAATAACACTGTGTTTATCGGTATTCGGAAAGAGCCGGGTGTATTAGAAGTGCATATGTATACAGTAGACACTCCTAATATGCTTCTTGGTGCAATGAAGGTTGGTATTGATGCAGTCAAGAAAGCTGGAATAAAGAAGTTAGTATCTGAAACTGATAACTACAAACTAATAACAATGATGCAAAAGATGAACTTACCTGTAGAAGTAAAGAAGAAGGGTAAGTCGTTTGCATGGTCACTGGAGATTAAATAATGGGTGGCGGAGGCGGATTTGTATCAGCGATAACAGACCCCATTTCTGATGTACTAGGTACTTCAGGTGGTGATGGTGGTCTATTAGGTGCTGTCGAAGATGTTGGTGAATTCATCGGCGATGCTGGTGAAATCATTGACAATGCAGTCATACAACCAGTTATTGATGACCCAGTTAACACTGCTATTAAACTTGGTGCATACTATGTTGGTGGTCCTTTAGGAAGTGCCGTAGCAAGTGCTGGTATTTCAGCAGCACAAGGTAATGACATTGAAGACATCGCTAGAGATGCTGCTGTTTCGTATGTTGCAGGTCAAGTTGGTGGTGAAGTAGGTGGTGCTGTTGCGGGTGAAACAGGTTCACAGTTAGCCGGTAACTTAGCACAAGGCGGAACATCTGGTGCAACAAGTGCTGTGTTGTCTGGAAGAGACCCAGTAACAGGTTTGTTGTCTGGTGTTACCAATGCTGGTATTACACAAGGCGTAAACTATGGAGTTGATGCTGTCGGTAATCTGTTTACCCCATCAACAGTGCCAAGCAATGTAGTAGCGAGTAATACTTCAGGAACAACATCCGATGTTGGTGTTGACCCTACTTATCAAGCATGGCAAAATGCTATTAATAGCGGTGATATTATACCGAATAGACCATTAACACAAGCGGAGTTACAAGCAGCAGGAATAACTACAGGAACTACAGGTATGGATGAGAATTTTTATGACATATTCGGTAATAATGCCGATGCTGGATTAGCGTTTGTTAATCCACCATTAAACTTAGGGGATGTAGAAGCTCAAGATGGAGGTTTCTACGGAGGAGCAGCTCCAGCAAACCCATACGAAAATATGTCCGACACTCAGCTTGCTGCTGTGATTGCGAGTCGGGACGGTACGGATACAAACACGGCATTAAATATTGTTAAACAGCTTGGAACACAAGCAGTTAAATCATTACTTGGTGGCGGTAACCGTCCAGCAGGACAAGGCGGAGCGACTGGAAATACGGGTTTAGGTGGTTTACTCGGCGGTGGTGTTAATGCGTATTTGTCTAGTCAACAACGCCAAGCAATTCAGAATGCTTATAACCAACAGTCGCAACAAGTGGCACAGGCTGCCGCTAGAGCGCAACAACAAGCTACATTTAAACCTATTGGTATCACTACTGCTTTTGGTCAGTCACAATTCCAAGTAGACCCAACTACAGGTCAGTTAATATCTGCTGGATATACCGAGACTCCTGAAGTCGCTGCACAGCGTCAGCGTTTGTTCAGTCTAGGCGCACAAGCGTTGCCCACAACTGCAGACACACAAGCAATACAGGAACAGTATATTGCACAGCAACAAGGATTATTAGCACCAAGCCGTGAGCAACAATTAGCACAATTGCGTAATCGTCAATATCAGCGTGGTACTACTGGTCTTGCTACTGGTGGCACTGTTGCTGGTTATGCTCCCAATGCTGCTGGCTTGATGGCTACAAATCCTGAGATGGCTGCATACTATAATGCACTCGCTAGAGAAGATGCTGTTTTGCGTGCTAACGCACCTACTTATGCTCAGAATCTACTGAATCAGCAAATTGCTACAGGAACAGGATTGTTTGGGCAAGCAGGTACTTTAGAAGCAATGGCTCAGAAACCATTAGCATTGTCAACAGACTTAGCAAAAGCTCAAGCAGCTTCTGGTGCATACGCTGGTCAACTTGGATTGACAGGACAACGACAAGCTGCTCAACTAGCTGCTGAGGGTTCATTATTAGGTAATGCAGCAATGCAGGGTACTTACAATCAGTTAGGACAAGTAGCAACTGGGGTAGGTAATACTGTTGGCGGTATCTTTAGCCAAATCCCAGCAATTCAGAATTGGTTAGCATAAGGAATAATCATGGCACAACAGTTTGATAGTATTGTAGGTGGTCTATTTGGGGCTTCTCCTGAAGCTCTGAACATTGCCCGTGAACAACAAATGCTAGATTTTGCAAGCAAGGTTGCTACTGCAGAAGGACAACAACCCGGTTTAGGCTCTGTCTTAGGTGCTAATGTTATGGGCGCTAGAGGAATCAGAGAACTAGGAGGTGTGTTTGGTGTCGAAGACCCATTAATGCAGCGTGTATCTCAACAACAGCAGTTATTAAGTGGTGTTGACTTTACAGACCTTGAGTCTCTGACAAAAGGCGCACAACAGGCAACTGCTGCTGGTCGTCCTGATATTGCTGATGCACTTGCTAAAAAAGCATTGGAAATTAGAACTAAAATAGACGAGCGACAAGCAACTCGTGATACACAGATTCAAATTGCTCGTGAACGAAATGATGCATTGTTAGAACAAGCAAGACAACGAGGAGCTGACCAGAAAGAAATAGCTCGTATAAATGCTGAGTATAAACAAGAACTCATAAATATTAGACGAGACACTGCGGACGAAAAGAGACAAGAAAAACTAGATAAACAACAACAAGCTGCTGATATGGCGATTGGTGCTGCTGATAGAGTTATTAACGAAGTTAAAGAAGCTAAAAATATGGTATCAGGATTCACAGCTGGCGCTGGTTCGCTTTTGTCGGTTGTTCCATTAACTAGTGCAAAAGACTTATCTAAGCGTCTGAATACTATTAAGGCTAACTTAGGATTCGATAGACTGCAACAAATGCGTGATGCGTCTCCAACTGGTGGTGCTTTGGGTCAAGTTGCGGTTCAGGAATTAATTGCGTTACAATCTACAATTGCTTCATTAGACCAAGACCAAAGTCCTACTCAATTAAAAGAAGCATTAGATAAAATAGAATTCCATTATTCTAATTGGAGAGACACTGTTCGTAAATCAGGAAAAGCAACACCAACCGGAACAACGCCGGAGGCTGGTAAACAAGGTACAGCCGCTAATCCAATAGTGTTAAAATAAGGACAATTATGCCAGTATATCAATACGAAGGTGTTCATTATGACCTTCCAGACGGATTGTCAAACGAACAAGCGATTGCTAAGATTCAATCTTATTTAGGTGTTTCAGCACAGCCAACCAGACCACGCCAAACAGAATACACTGCAGAGCAGATGGCTCCGTCTTCACCTGAAGATGTAGGCTTCAGTGGTGAGGCTCCTTCTGAAAGAGAAAAAGCAATTGGTCGTACTTTGCTAGGAATTGGAAAAGGAATCGTAAATCCAGCATTAGCAGTAGGACAATTTGTTGCTCCAGAACGAACTCAGGATTTACTAAGTCGATATAAAGAAGCAAGAACAGAACTTGGTGGTCAAGGATTAGATGTTGGTGAAGTAGTCGGGACAATTGTCAATCCTCTAAATCGCTTTTTACCAGCAGCTACCGCAGCAACGACAACAGGTAGAGCAGCTCAATATGCAGGACAGGGTGCTGTTTTAGGCGCTCTAACTCCTGCAGAAGATGCTAAGAATTTATTATCAGAGAAGATTAGTCAAATTGGTTTTGGTGCGGTATTAGGAGGTTTACTAAGCTCCGGTATTGATTTAGGTAAAGGTGTTTATAACATTTCTAAAGAGTTTGTAAAGCCTCTTACCACTACTGGTCAGAAAGCTATTCTACAAGAAAGACTCCAAGAACTCGCCAGCAAAGAACCTGAGAAGATTATTGCTGCATTACGCAACGCCCCTGAAACTGTTCCCGGCTCTAAACCAACAGCCGCCGAAGCAATTGCTGATATTCCAGCAGCTACCGGATTAGCTGCCTACCAGAAGGCATTAGAAACCTCACCACAAAAAGGAATATCCGCTGATTTTGCTGTACGGGATGTAGCACAGCAAACAGCAAGACAGCAAGTACTACAGAAAACAGGCGGTACAGAAGAAGACATTTTAGAGGCTATTGCAAATAGAACTCGTGTTACAGAACCATTAAGAGAAGATGTATTATCTCAAGCAAATATTGCAGGGCAGGTTGCTCCTAGATTAGAACAGCAGATTGCTGAGAAGTTTAAAAGTAAAGCAGGGGCATTGCAAGTTGGCGGTAAACTAGAAACAGAAGCAATGCAGCAACAGCAGTTATCACGGGAGTTCTTTCCTGTACCGGGCTATCCTAGAGTATCGCCAGAATATAGTCAGAATTACAATAGGATTGTAGAAAACCTACAAGGTTCAACTCTATCTAAAAACATTGCGGCTCAGCGTCAGGCAGAAGCAGAGTTTAAGAAGTTTCAATTGCAAAGTTTAGCTGATGAAGGTTTTTATCCTTTACGAGTACAGTCTATTATTGATAATGTAGATACAATTCTTCAGAAACCCGGTGAACGGGCTTCCGATGTGGTGACTAATGTATTTAGTTCATTGAAAGAGAAATTAACTCGTCTAACAGACCCCGCTACTGGAATTATTGATTCAAGAGATTTGTATACAATTCGTAAAGAAATCGGCAATGACATTAAGAAGTTTTCACAGGAATCCCAAAACTGGGATGCTAAACTAACTAGCGGCTTAGAGAAAAATGTCAAAGACTATATTGATAATGCTATCATAAAAGCAAGTGAGTCTGGAGTTAAGAGAGAGAATTCAACTTGGCAGAAATACTTAGATACTTTCCAGAAAGAGTCTACTAAGATTAATCAAATGCAAATTGCACAGGCACTGGAAAAGCAATTAGGAACTCCTTTAGGAAACAAAGAGAGAGCCGCACAGTTTGCTGCTGCTGTTGAAAATGGAGCTTCCATTATTAAACGGTCAACAGGACAGAATCGTTTTTCTAAACTAGAAGATGTATTAACACCACAGCAAATTGGCGATATTAATAAAGTATTAGTGGATGTACAGCGTAAAGCTAAATCAGAAGAATTAGCAAGTATGTCTAAGGTTGCAGGACAGCAAGCATATGAATTACCACAATTGCTTAACCGTTACGCTACGATTACCAATACTGTTTTAAAGTTAATCAAGAAAGATGTAACTGACGACATTAATCGCTACGCTGCCGATATGTTATTAGACCCTCCTAAACTAGCTGCATTTATTGAAGGAATCCCAACAAACAAAATGCAAAGTATTGTAACTGCATTTATGTCTCGCTTGACTCCTGAAACTAGAGATGCCTTTAGCAGAGCAATCATTATTAGACCAGCGGTTGTACAAAGCCAACAATAATTAAGAATATGATTCCATGTCCGACCAATTTGGGTTTCTCGAAGGAGCGAAGTCTGTAACCAGTAGCATGGATGCTAGTCGTGAGGCTAGTAAGTCCATCACTAAGAGTATTGTCGATGTACAGAAGGACGCTGCAGCAGTAGCACAGCAGAAAGACCTAGAGCGTCGACGGCAGATAAAAGAAACACAGGTCTTTAAAGAGCAGTACTTCAAAAGAGCAATGATGGAATGGCAACGCCAAGAAACCATCCGTATTGAGGAAGCTAAAGTCAAAGCTGATTTCATTAAGAAGCATGGCGCTAAACGCTGGAGTGAAATCGAATCCATTAAACAAAAGATAGAGAAACAAGACAATGAACTTACGAGAGAGTTTAAACACGATTTGGCAAAGGTTCGTAGAGCAATGTTCATGTGCTATGCGGTGGCTGCGGTCATTGCTTGGTATCTAACTTGGGGAGTTAAACAATAATGTTACCATTAATGGCACTATTTGATGTTGGGATGAAAGTCCTAGATAAGTTCATTCCTGACCCTGAAGCTAAGGCGAAGGCTCAGAAAGAACTACTGCAAATGCAACAAGAAGGTAAGTTAGCTGAACTCAATGCCGATAACATAGAGGCACAAGAGTTAACTAAGCGTCAAGAAGCTGACATGGCTTCGGACTCATGGTTGTCTAAGAATATAAGACCGATGACTCTAGTGTTTATCTTGTTGGTCTATTCAACATTCGCTACCATGTCAGCGTGGGACATAGAAGTAAACAACAACTATGTTGAATTACTAGGTCAATGGGGAATGTTGATTATGTCCTTCTACTTCGGTGGGCGAACGCTAGAGAAAATCATGGATATGAAGAAAGGCAAAGATGAACCTAAGCCCTAACTTTACCTTAGAAGAACTAACCCACTCAGAAGTAGCTGAGCGTAAGAACCTAGACAATACTCCTAATGCTACTGAGGTCGCTAATCTAACTAGATTGGCAGCCTTGCTAGAAGAAGTTAGAACCCTCCTAAACAAGCCTATCCTGATTAACTCAGGCTTTAGGTCTAAACCAGTCAATGACTCTGTCGGTAGCAAGGACACTAGCCAACATAGGATAGGTTGTGCAGCCGATATAAGAGTCCCCGGAATGACCCCTAAACAGGTCGTAGAGGCGTGCATTGAAGCCAATATAGGGTACGACCAAATCATCGAAGAATTTGGCTCTTGGACTCATATAAGCGTTCCTAACACTACTTCTGACAAGCCTCGTAGACAAGCCCTAATTATTGATAAGAATGGTACTAAAAATTTTGTGTAATATACGATACATTTTGTAGGTAGTTAGTACCATTTTGTAACATTTTGTACATTATCAGAAACAAAAAAGCCCTCCGAAGAGGGCTGTGAAGATACGACCTAGGGGTTAAATCTGATTACGCAATTCCCAATGAGTAATTTTATGGCAGTTGGAACAAAGTAAAACACACTTATCTAACTCAATTATAATTTTATCCCAAGTAGAATTCATTAATCTATTTAAGCTGTTTTCTTTATATTTGGGGTTAAGATGATGAAAATCATACACATCTAAACACTCAAATACCGCTTTACATCTATTACAACATCCTCCTTTATATTCAACAGCTTTTTCTTTATTAGCCAGTCGTTTTACTTTTTTAGCAGAATAACCACAAGGACGACACCACGATTGTTTACTATCGTAATGTCGCTTGTCGTCACTAAATAAGTCTAACTCTTTAAGCTGATTACATTTAGAACAGACTTTCATTAAATCTCACAATTTCCTGCGCTGCAAGCTAATTGTTGTGCGCCTTTAACATTGTCATCATACTCAATAAAGTTGTCCCAATCAACAGACTCCGGCACAAGAAGTTTTAACTGCTCGTACTCTTCTTTAGTGCATTCGGAATAAGGTGCCTGTTTGTAAGTGCCACCATCCATCGGTAGGAAAGACACTCCAGTTACTTCATCGAAGTGGCGATACACCCACGCTCCAACATCCATCCACTCATCTTCACGCACTGAGATGGTGACAGATGGTTTATGCTCACAGTAATGCCGTTGGAATAGCAACCACAATCGTAAGTGTTGGATAGCAGTCAAATCTTCACGCAATAGTCCACCATCATCTACCTTAACTGGAAAGCTAAAGACAGTAGTAGAGTCTGGTTTCAAATAGCAAGGCTCACCGACAAAGCCAGAGGAGAGCATAAACTGTGTTAATGGGTCTTTGTTATCAGCCCGAACACGCCGTATGTAATACTTGCTATGCTGAGGATGAATCCCAGAAGCAGTACTGCAAAGCTGAGAAACGGTTCCTTCTGGTTTGATAGCAGTAACCGCCACAGACTGATTAATACCAATAGCTGCAGCAAATTCAATATTAGTAGTAATGGCAACATCTCGTAGTCTCTCCAATCGTACAGGTAAGTCTTCGTCATCAGGATTGTTCAATAGTGGATTATCGCAGATGCCCGTCATAGAGACACCCAATAACGCCTCTTCCTTGGTGTTCTTTTCCCAAATCTTACGCAGATAAGGAAACTCTGTTAGCGATGCTTGGAATGTGCCAAGAATCGTTGCCAAGCGAATCTTATTCTCCAAGGTAGATACAGTATCGTAGCTACGCACAATACAACTGGAAAGATTACAAAACTGATAAGGACGAAGAATGATTTCGCTACAGGGATTAGTGCCAAAAGCATAGGTTTCGTCTCTGCGACCATTCTTTGCTGCCTGTTTCTGAGATGCTTCACGATTAAATATTCCTCGCTCACCAGAGTGTGATTCATAAATACTTGTCCATTCACGCATAAACTGACCGATACTAGGTGTTTCGGCATAGGTGGCAGAGTTATTGGCTAAGGCTCGTTGCCCTTGACCATCCCACCAGTTACCTGCTTTAGCGTGTGCCATCTTGTCGTCGGACAAATCAGACAAGGAAATCATTGCACTGCGTCTGACTCCACCCACAACAACAACTTCCCCGATTTTGCACAGAATATCGTGACACTCAATGGACGACAAACGACGACCAACCGCCCCTCTAAACTTGGCAATAGTGAACTTAAAAAGTTCCTCCAAAGGTCCGGGTCCAGAAGCACGACCTCCGAATACTTTGAGTCTAGCTCCGGCAGGTCTAACTTTGGATAAGTCATACCTTGGAACTTCACCAGAATATAATAAAGCAATGAGCTGTCTAAGTGATTTAGCCCATCCTTCTTTAGAATCCGACACCACAATAGTAGTTTGACTAGCAAACAACTGCTCAGGGACTTCAGGTAGTTTAGAAACATATTGTTGCTCCACAGAGAAACCGACACCAGTGCCACAGAGAAGAATGTACATCGCTTCGTCAAAGGCTTTGGGGTCATCAATTGGTAAATATGAACAGTTAAAAGCGGCAACATTCTGACGCTCCAGTGCTGGTCCTGCTGTCATCACGGCTCTCATCGATGGAACCACTTCAAGATTAACAACAGCAGTTTCTAATTCTTTTCTTAACTCAGGTGGTAATGTGTAGTTTTGTTTGGTTTTGAGATGCTCTGTCATAAAATCAAAGTATCTTGCTACAGTTTCACTCCAGTGTTCTCTGCGACCTTTATCGTCAAGATAGCGGCTGTATCGTGATTTAGCGATGAAGGTATTGTAGGGACTCATTGTGTATTGTGTCATTCTTATTTAACTTCCTGTTCTAGTTTATCGGCATATTCTTCAATCTTATCAGAAAACATTTGGACGATTTCTTCACTGCTAATATCCAGCAATTCTAGCAATGTGATTTCATCCAACTCTTTAAGACGCTCTTTAATTTCGTGAAGCAGTAATGGCATCTGTCTCTTTCTTAATAAGGTACTCTAAGTAGTGTTTGGCTTTCTCTAGGTCTTCAACTCCATTCTTAAATTTATAGCGAAGGATGTATTTTACCACATTTCCAGCCCAGTAGTCAAGACCCCATTCTTCAATGATTTCCCAAGGCTGGTGAGCTTTCTTGTAGTGGCTACCGCCAACCTGTCTAGCAAGGACATCACCGGGGTCTTCCATGCCTTTTTGATATTTTTCAATGACTTGCGCTAATGTCTGTGGTTGAATGTAGCCAAACGGTGTTGGCATTGCGACTGGACTATCATCCATAATATTTCACCTCCGCTGATTTTTTAATAGACTTTGTTCCTTGCGACCAAGTTCCGCAATCTCGACACTGATAGCGTTGATACGCTCCTGTAGTAGATATAGCACTGCCTCTTTTTTGCAGATTCGTCGAAGCACAATTCGGGCAATGGTGTCCATCCAAGAAGAGATTGTGATTAGGATGAGACTTAATCCAAGGAAGAAGAGTGCCGTACAACGACTCAAGTAAAACGACATCTTGTATATTATACTTTTCCATACGCTTCCAAGCATCTTTATCTCCGTTCATGCACTTAACCCAAAGTTCGTGTCCTTCGTGTTCGTGTTTCTTTCCTAATCCTAAGCGTTGTGCTACATAATCCAGCTTGTTACTAGGAAACCTAAAGTTGCTACGAACAACACGCAGTAGGTCAATTTGTTTATAAGGCGATGGTGGATTAAAACTATGTAATAAGAATTCCTTGTTAAGTGTAGGAATATCAAACTTAGTACCATTATAGTGAACCACAGCATCTGCATCGTTAAGAAGGGCATGAATTCCTTTCAGCATTGTCTTTGGTCTTGATTGATGTACAGAATCAAACAGTACATCTTTCTGTCCTAGCCATTTTGCTGCGTAGCATAGGACATAAGAAGACTCCATCAACTGATTGATACTGACATTCTGTTGCCAAAGACCCCACACATGAGCTGTGTTAGGACTTGACTCAATATCTAGTAGTAGTATTTTCAAGACCATTCCTTGTCTTCATCATACTTCTCAAGGTCTAGTTCCTGTTGAGCATCAGGAATTTCAATACTATAATCTGCTGCTCGTGTTGAAAAGTATCCATGATTATTAACAAATCGCAATTTCTCTTTTACATCGTATCCATAAACACCACTTAAAAAGTCTGCAAAGTCAAGCATTATTGCAGTCCATTCTGTATCTGACGAGTGAGATATCGTCATCTCCGTAGATTTCTGTTTTGGATAACCGTATTGTGTGTTGTTATCGTCGTACTCAGACTCATAACTAAATCGATAAGTATTAGTTAAATCACTCATTGCACTTCCTTTCTATTTTGCCATCATGTTAAATAAGACTTCTGCATCAATTACTGCTAAAGGTTTACTGCCATTCTGCTTAACAATCACAATCGGTTCATAATCGCCGTGTGATTTTGCTTGTTCGTAATACTTGTACACTGCCACCTTTGCTAGCGACTTACATTCAATTGATGCTGGAATTTCATCTTTAGCAAACTGAGACATGACAATGTCTTCACCGTGACTCCCCATCGGACAACTGCGTAAATCTAGTTCGCTTAGTTGCGGATACCTTTTTAGTAACTCTTTTACTACCCACTTTTGTAGGTTTCGTCCCTTTGCTTTCGCTGACTGTGGCTTCATTTAATACCTTTCTATCTTTAATCCATGCTTTGGGAATATGCATCCGAGCGTTGGTTTCGGTGTCCGACCATGTAGACGCAATACAGATGGCTTCATCCGTTTCGTGAACTAGAAAGCCAACAGTAATGCACTGGTGAATCTCTGCTTTAACTTTCTCTTCCCATCCGGAGTCAGCAACAGCATCAATCCATGAGATTTGAATTATATCTGGGGTAACTGCCACAGTTCATTTTCCTTTCGTTGTAACCACAATAATTGTCCATTTTCTAAGACACGCTTTTCATCGCCGTCATACGCTTTTAAGACAGCGCTGTAGAGTTCTTTTTCATTGGTACAATCTGCTAGTATCTTCTTTGCTTTAACAGGACCAATGCCTTTTAATCCAACGATATTATCAATCCTGTCGCCAGTTAATATCTGTGTATAAAAAGACACTAAGCCTTCAAATTCTGAGACATAATACTTTTCTTTTTTACGATAGTTGTAATGCCAACCTCTAAACTGGTTCAGGTCTTTATCGATATGAACCATGATTGTTTCGTTTTCTGGAACCGCATAAGCAGCGATACCCACAGCATCATCCGCTTCGATTCCTTTGACGACTGTAAAGCCCCACGATGTTACTAAGTGACACCTAAGTGCTTGAAAATGCACAGGTTTCTCAGAAGTGCGTTGTCCTTTATAGGGCGCAGTAACAGCTAAGTCATCTCGAAAGTTACCTTTACCGGTCAGGAATCCTTTATAGTCTTCACAATCTAAATCCATACACAACTCAACCATTGTCTGCTCAAGTCGTGAAACTGCAATAGACTCCTCTACATCGTTGCTAGAGAAGCCTACTGCATAGATTAACGAATCAGCGTCAATCAGTGCTGTTATCACAGAATGTCGTCATCCATGTCGTCGTCAGCAGTAACGCCATCGGCGCTGTACTTGACTAAATCAGTGATGACAATCTTTGCCAATGAAGCAGAGACACCATTCTTGTTTTTCCACTTCCACTCGTAAGGCTTGATGAGTGCAACTGCTTTAGAACCGTTACCAACAGTGTCCTTGATTTCATTACCAGCTTTATCATAAGGCTGGATAGCATAGTTTGACTTCACAGTTAAGAACCAACCCTTCTCAGGTTTGTCCTCACGCTTGCGTGGTGCAAGCCCGATAGCCTCTAGCGCCTTAACAGCGTTGTCTGAAAGATTGGCTAAGTCGCATTGGAACTTACCACTCATTTCGTTAACACGGTCAAAGAAAGCCCATTGAACTTCTGCTTGAATTTTTACTGGTTTCATTTCCATATTACTCTCCTTATCTACTACGGTTTAGAAATACTGCTTGGTTATTATACAACAACTTACAACTAAATGATTCCACTATATGAAATAGTTACTGCAGTGTTTGGGTGCTGTAATCAATACTGGCTTCCAGTGTGCCGTCTTCAATATCAAGTAACGCATCCTTTAATAACTCGTAGGTTTCTTCAAGGTCAAAAGAGGATTCTAAACTGTAAGTACCATTCTTATAAGCAGTAACAACAGTCATTCCTAATATATCTTCTTTATTTTTATCCATTAATGGGTCTCTTTCCAGTTATTACCTACACGATATTCGCCACTTAATGGACAGCGCATATTTAACATTATGCCAGCATCAGAGATAGATTGTACACCAAGTTTGCCGACTTCGTCTGCACGCTTCTCTTCTACTTCAACCTGCCATTCATCATGAACATTGGCTACGAACTTATAATCAATCTGTGACTGGCGCAAACGCTTATTGAATATCACCAGTGCCTGCTTCATTGCTATCGCACCTGCGCCTTGCAATAGCGTGTTGAGCGCTGAATGCTCCGAGCGAACGAGTAACTTGCGTCCGTCAAGACCCGGTAGCCACGCTTTCTGAGCATAGATACGAGAAAAT